CCCCTGTAAGTTCTTTATATGTAGTCACAAAACTCCTTAATTATTTTTTAATAACCAACCTTGTGTGCCGTCTGTATAAACTAAGGTGTTTCCTGCTCTCTCTGTTGATACAGTAAGATTAGCTGCAGTGCCTTGAATTTTTTCACTGTTTCTTCCTACTGTCATATTGTTTGTATCAAAAGTGCCTGCATAGTCTATAAACACGATTTCATCACCAATAGTTGGTGAAGAAGGTAGTGTCATTGTTACAACTGATGAAGTAGTATCAATAAAGTATCCCTCACCAGCTACAGCTGTAAAATCTCCAGTTTTTACCGCTTGCCATGATGTTCCTCCAGACACTGCTGCAAAAGATAATACTCCCGATCCATTTGTTTTTAAAAACTCATCAGCATTACCATCTGTTGCGGGTAAAGTTAAAGTAATATCACCTGCAAGTGTAGGTGCTTTTAACTGAACATAATTTGTTCCGTCATCAGTATCTTCTGTAAATCTTAAAGTACCAGCTTGAGTTGCGTTACCTGAAATTTGCACAACTCCAGTTCCGTTTGGTGCTAATGGAATATTACCGTTTGAAACTGAAACTATTGAATTACCATTTACATCTAAGTTTCCACCTAATTGTGGAGAAGTATCATCTACTACATCACCACCTGTTTGTACTTCAATAACGTTTGTACCATTAGAATAAACTATTTTAGTTGTTGTTGTAGACCAAGTAACACCGGACCCAGATGCTGTTTTAAAAGTAATATCTTGACCACCAGCTGTTGAATTTTTTAAAATATAATTCATCTCAGTGCCGTCAGGAATAGTTACAGTTGCTGCACTTCCTAATGAACCTGATGAAGTAAATTCAATTACTGATGTAGCAACTTCCGAACCAGTTGCGCCATTTGTAACTGTTAAAGTGTTAGTACCAGCTGCAATTTGTTTTGAAATGTAACCACCAGATATTTGTTCTAATATTTCTAGATTTGTGTTTGTTTTATCACCCCATAGACCGGCTTGCTCACCAGTCACCATTTTTTCAATACCTAAATTTGTATATGTCGATGCCATCTTATAAACTCCTGTTTATGCTGCAATATCAGTCCAAGTTGTTTGTGAACCAGTATTTACCTCACTATAAGTCACAGTGCTACCAGTGTCAACACTTCCCCAAGCAATAGCACTTGCTAATCCTAGCCCTGAAGTAATACCTAAACCAGTAGGTTTTATCACAGCTGTTTGTTTTGTTGTTATATTACCTAAAGAAGATGTAATTGTAAAACCGCTTACATCTACTTTAGAAACTACTTCTACTGAACCTAAACCTGAGGAAATTGTAAATCCAGTAGGTCTGATAGTTATATCAGTAAATGCTCTAAATGTAGACCCAAAGCCAACATTTATTTGTTGACCAGTTACGCTTACATCTGCAGAACCTGGTGTTGTTGCAGGGTTAACCGCTGATGTAATTT